CGTAACAAGAGAGCGCCAGATCAAAGAGGAAATCATCGCCGGCGCCAGGCTGAAACTCGCAGCGCACATCGAAGCCATCGACAAGGACATCGGCCACACCTACATGCCGAATATCGCCGATCGCTTCGGCGAAGTCATCAAGTCCAAGCGCTCGGTGTCCACTCTGCAAAACGCCGTCGATACCGAACTGGCGCGGCTCAAGATCGAGGCCGACGCCATCGGGCGCACGATCCGCGCGAACCTCAAGACGCTGGCCGCCGATGGCCAGGACTACGAATTTCTGTTTGTCGACATCGCGTCCGTGGTGACCAAGGCACCCGACGACTTCCGCGCGCTGGTGGCGCTGCGGATCAGTGAACATACGGCGAAGATGGCGCGTGCTGCGGAAGCGGCCAAGGCGCAAGCCCCAGCACCGGCTATCGAACCAACAGCCCAGCATGGCCCGGCTGCCGTTACAGTTTCTGCGCCTTCGCAAGAGGTAGGGCAGGGGGTTAGTGCTGTTGGCCGCCCGCGCCGTGACTCAATGGTGGCCACCGTCGCGACAGCCTATCAAGTTCGCCTCGATACTGCCGAGCAATGGTTGATTGCCGAGTTCGGCAAATCAGTGCGTTTATAAGGGGTGGGTATGAAAGATACACCCAGAACCGATGCGTTTTTAGATAACGAAGTAAACAGCATTAACAATGACTATTTATCCTTTATGCGACAACTGGAGCGAGAACTTTCAGCCGCTAACAAACGAGCGGATGCGGCAATTCGTCGGCTGCAATACATGCACAAGACGCACTCTGACAGCGTGCAGTGGTATCAAAATAGCATAGCGCAGGCGTTGAGATCCCTCGACGCACTTCCTGATAAATTGGAGTTTTGAACATGACTGAGAAAACAGCGGGACAAATAGTATGTGACATGCTGGCATCTTGGAGTCCAATGGAAGTAAGCCCGCCGTGGGTTGGCGCGTCAGATGAATGGAAACAATGTTGCAGCGATATAGCCGCCGCCGTAATTGCCCACGTAACACCGGGCATCGAAGCCAAGGCGCGGGCAGCGACGGCTGAAGTGGCGTCGGTATCCAGCAACGACGGAACGTGTAACAACGTGGTATCCACCTATCAATTGGGATCAGCAAACCGTAGGGGCGATCATGAGTGAGCGGTACCGTAAGCGCCGCCGTCGCGACCTGTGGAACAAATGGCGTGATGACGCCTAACGATTAGAAAGGAACCAAACATGAAATTGTTTGGTACGTCATGACAGACCGCCGTCGCAAGGTACCAACGTTGCACGAATTGCTCTACGCCGTGGTATATGCCTTTGTGGCGACTTATCTGGCGTGCGTTTACAGGGGGTGGGTATGAACGATACTCCAAGATCGGATGCTCCATCATGCCATACCAAAATCACTACTTGGGCCCGAAGTGAATCAGTTCGGACGCCCAAGCAGCAATGCAAGTAGCCGCTGCCCCCAGTAGGTATAAAGTCTTTTTAATAACGGAGCGTCCGACTTTCGCGTACATGCGTTCCTCAGCCCTGACAGCCGCGAGGTCTGCGATGTTCTCCGCCTGTCTTTGCGTGAGCGGCCCGTAGTCTTGTTCATCCACTTACATCCCCGGTTACTATTTGATTGACCTGGATTCTTCCCAAACCGCATCACTGATTGATCCAGGTATCTTGCGTAGAGTTATGGAACTGCCAAGCGTGGATACAAAATTGACTGATCCGGTAAGTCGCAGTGTGGAACTGTGTACTATCGTCACAGCGTTGGTCCCAAAGAACATGGTTATCAAAGCCCAATCAGCCAGATTGGTTATGGCGGTAAGGCTAAACGGGGATGATGGGTTCATGTATATTACATATTTTCCCGACAAGTCCTGTGAACCGGAACCGGATGTATTCGTAAATCCAGTGGCGGCTTGGGTTGCTATTATCAAGCCAGCCGCATCGGTTAATCCAATGAGTGCTGAAGACCCGTCAGACTTAACCACACTCATACCATTAACGGTATCCCACTTCACGAACGGTTGGACCACTTCCGTGCCGCTGCCGTTCGTGGGAGTGCCTTTCAGATTAACTGATTTGCTGATGCCGGTAGCGCGGAAATTGCTGACAAAAGTCCCACTGGCATCGTAGGAGGACACCTTGACGCTTAATGTTTCCGAAAAGTCGCCGGATCCCACCATGATCCGGCCATCGTCAGTGAAATGTATGATAGACCTGTCCACATAATCCACGAATGTCCAGCTGACCGCACCATCCGATACCGTGCCGGTGGTGTGCACGGGTGCCGTCGCGCCACAGTTGGCCGGATACGATCCAGCCGCGGACACGTAGTGCGCCTCGTTGTTCCAGCGATATACGCCGGCCCCTGATATGGTCTCGCCCGTTGTCCAAGGCTCATAGCTACCGAGGATAGCTACGCCGGGGGCCAACGAGCGTATCATGTAGGTGGTGTGATTGGCGTAATAATCATTGACGGAGGCTTGGATCATGCCACCGGTGCGCCCGCCGCGCTTATCGGTCGGCCCTTTCTCGTGTTCGCCATATTCAAACAATATACTGCCCTTGCCGGCAGCGGCGCTGGCAGTCCCCCCACTCCTGTAATTATTTAATGCGAAGGTTGGGTGATGGGCACTCCCCACCCCTAACTTAGTATCGTTGGCGGCGGAGTCCCGTGAATAAATACCGTAACGCTTGGCGGTTTGACCGGTCGATGTGTCATCGTTGATCCCTGACCAGTCCACCAGCACCACATCGACAGGGAAGGTGGCATCGGCCAATAGCGCGCGGCGGTTGTATTTAGTGCCAAACGGGATGAATATTGAATTGACACCGGCGGCTGACGCAGCGATGGCAGTGGCCAGAATGTTAGCAGTATTGTCGGTGGTCTTATCGGCGACTGCTCCACGATCGGTTGCAGCGAATATATCCCTCAGCTTGCCTTGAACGGAACGGACGCTTGATCCAGCTACTGATGCGATGAACCCGATCAGTGTCGATCCAGTCGATGCCACCAGGCTAGCCAGCGTTGTGCCGGTTTGCAGTATGATGTTCACCAGCGACTTGCCGTCAGCCGCCCACGCTATTGCCGATCCGCCGATTGGCGCTGGCAACTTCGTAACGAGACCATCGGCTACATCTGATAAATCCACATGCACTGCCGCATCGATGCGCTTGTTCGCGCCCTGCAGCGCCAGCCACAGTCTATCGAAATCCCGGTTTACATCAGGGGCCAGCCAGTCGCCGAATTGTTGATAATCGGTCTCCCGCTCAAGCACCGGATCAAGGTAAAGCACCACCAGCGCGCCGTTTGCAGGGGCAGTGGTAAATACCACCGTTCCCCCCACACCACCCACACCGGTGACCGTAAAGCCGCTCGTCTGCACAACTCCGTCAACGGCAACTGTTATGTCCTCAATATCAAGCACCTGAAATTCGTAAGGGAAAACGCTGGTCACACCGTTTGCGGTACTGGAATTTATGGGGTTCGTGTTTTCTGCGACCGTCATGGTTTTCCTCGTTATCGTTCAAATGCAGCTTCGTGCACATTCCCCGCCGGTCGCCAGTTTTCGGTCTTGTGTTCGGGCGTGTCCGGCGGCGGTTCGGCCTTGATGCGCTCCGGCGTGTCGGTGATCGCCGCTGCCGTCACGTCGATGTAGTCGTCTGCCTGATTCTGTGTTTCAGGGTTGAAGTCCTTCATCTGATCCCACAGCGGCCCCTCAAGCACGTCCACATGCGCCCACAGCATGCGGGCAGATATCACCGGCTCAAACGCTTCCAAGATGCGCTTGTTCTTGTTGGTCAAGGCTGGTTCTTCCGATACCCCGCAGATAATGCGCCGCTGCTTCAGCGCCGCCTTGAGCACCGCCGGGGCGAATCCTCCTATGCCGTTCGTCTCGACAGTGATCCGCGGCACATGGTACTGCGCGATGATGTCGCAAAGTTGGAATACCTGCCCGCCGATGATCCGCGCCCCGCTCGCGTCGAATTCCGCCACCTCGCCGGTGAGTGCAACCGCCCTGTGGATGTAGCGGCGCCCCGCCTCGTCCTGCATCACCAGCCCGGCAGCTGAAACGTCGCTACCGAGTTTGGCGCCAGCCGGGTCCCACCGCATAGCCATCCCCGCGATCTTCGCCGCCCCAAGCCACATCGAAGCAACCCGGTTCGCGTAGCGTATCTGCGGCTCGACCTTGTAGGCGATGATCCGCGCCGGGTCAAGACGGGTTTCGCTGATCGGTTTGGCCTCCAGCTGGTACTGCGAATCCCACGCATTGAACGTGCGAGTCTCTTGCCGCTTAAGTTCGATTTCCTCGCGCGTGAACCGTTCCGGCCAGGCGCACATGCTGCAAATGTCGATGGTGACCTTAGGAGGTCCGTTAAATACGATGTCCTCGCCGTCCGTTCGGTAATCGATGCCCTCGCGCATCATGCGCGCCATCTTGCCAATGCCGGCCATCACATACAGGCCATCATCCCCGGCCGGCTTGCCGTAGTGGTATCGGGTCAGGGTGTCCGTGTTCTCATACCGCACCATTTCCTCAAATAGCGGGATTTTCAGCAGCGCGGCGCCGCCGGCAATCTGCTCGGTGTAAACTGAATCATGGGTGTGTGGAGTGCCGACAAAGGTTTTCTGCCAGCCCGGAACCAGAATGTGCGTGCAGTCGTCGATCTTCTGCCGCAGATTCTGACGCGCGTCCGTGCTCTTGATGTTTTTGGGGATCTCGATGTCATCGAAGTCCGCATCATCCGCCCGCGATCCGGTCGCGTTCGAGTTCACACCGACTGCCTCCATGCTCGGATTGCGCGCGTCATTAGCCCCAACCACCCAGAACGACAGCGCCCCAGGCCGGCCCGGTGGCAGCATCCCGGCGCACAACGGATGCCGGCGCAGAACGTGCAAAGTGTCTCGCGTTAACTTGCCAGCGAGCTTGTCGTCTGCCGAGTAGATCAGCGAGCGATTCTGCCGGTTGCGGCAAAGCTTGTAGGCTTTCCACACCGCCATGATGGTGCTTTTGGATGCGCCGCGGAATACCATCAGCACGCGCACGCGATCCCCGCACGTCTCCAGCCAGCGGCAGATACGCATGTGCATCGCCGGCACTTTCCAGCCTTGGCGATTCGCCCAGAGCATGAAAAAAGCCGTGAAGGTCACATCAGGCATTTGCCTTTTTCCCCGTTCGTGCCAGTTCCCTTTCCAGCCAGTTTGCCGCAGCTGCTTCGGCGTTGGCAATCTCATCGGTCAGGCTCAGTTCGTCCTTGTCGCTCATGGCCTGATTGAATCCGGCCGTAGCCGCAAGCGCCTCGACGCGCATCAGCACGGATATGGTTCCGAGTGCGACTTTTCGGCACCAGTAGGCGTTACCGCGCTGCGTCTTGCTCAGGTTCTTCGCCGCCTTGCCAGCGCCCACCCAATTATCCGGGTCAGCGTCGAACAGCGCCACGTCCGCGATTTTCTCGGACAGTGCTTTGAGTTTCAGGTATTGATCTTGTCGCATGTCAGTTCCCCACGGCGTTACCAAAATTCGGTGCGCGGTCAGGCAGCGTTGAATCGCGCGGCCACCACATTTCCTGCCCCCAATCCTTGCGGATGCGCTGTTGCACGCGTCGCTGATATCCGGGCGAAAGCAGTTCCTGCAATTGATTGTAACCGGCGTGATCGACTACCGTCTTTGCGTACCAAAGGTTCACGAATGGTGTATTCGACCGTGCCAGCCTCATCGCCTCAGCGCCGAAATGCGTATCTTCACCCCGCGCCGCCTGCCCAAGGTTTCCTAGCGTCAAATCACCAAACTCGAAAGCCGTTCCGATCACCGGGCCGACAAGTGCCGATGCCATCTGCGCGGTCGAAGATACCCCGCCCTGTGACTGCTTGCCGCCCGAGAGTTGATATACCAAGTCAGCCACGTATCCAAGTCCGCCCCCTTGCGCGAATGCCGCCGCCCAATACTTGAAATTCGTCATGTCTCGCGGGTCTTTGCCTGAACTCATGTCTTTCAACTGCAATGCTATGCCGCCCAGCATCGTTCCGAATACGGCCAGCATTGCGCCGTACTCGACACGGCTGGCCGGACTCATGTCCTCCTTGAGCATTCTGTTCATGTGCCGACTCATCATCGCAATCGGGAAACTTTTAAACTGCCCCATCGTGCGAGCGCCTTCCCCCCCTATAGTCCCGCGCTGCTGCCCGCCACCTGATATCAGCGTTTTGGTGTAAAGGTCAGGCGCCACGCTCGCATACTCCGACTCGTCGGTAATCAATCCAAGCAATTTAGTTGTTGCCCTGTCGCGCAGTTCAGCAGCCCGCTTCGGGTCTCCAACCTGCGCAATCAACCCGGCCTGCTGCAACTGCGCATCGGTCACGGCCCGGATACTCTCAGGCGTGAGCATGTCGCTGTTGCGCCACTTCTCAGGCGCGGCCAATTGCCAGATTTTCCAATCGGTATCAGTCACGCCAGAACTGCGCATGTGCGCCTGATCGTATTTGTCGATGGCGTTGAAATCCTTGCGGGTGAGTTTCCCCATGTTCCCCATCATCGTCACGGAAAACGCCTTGCGAACTGCGTTCGTAAACGCATTCATCAGCGACACTTTCATGGTCGCATTTGCAATCCTGGATGTCGCCTGATCTTTCAGGTTTGTATCGCTCCACACGCTGAAGTCTGCAATCAAAGATTCCACTGCCAGTGCATTGCGATTCGCAAACTCACGCATGCCCTTGTCTCCGCCAAATGCGCGAATCAGGTTTCCCGTCGCGGTCAACGTCGGTAATTTGTGGAATCTGGTTGTTATGAAATAAGTGTTTATGTCCGTGATGCTCGATACCACAGCCTGCTGTAGTTTGCCGAATACTTGCACGTCACGCGCCCCCTGCGCGATGTTCGCAAACTGTTGGTTTTGCACTTGATTGGCAAAGCCGGAAAGCACATTCCATTTTGCCGAGTTCAGCAAGAATGGCGCCCCGTGCAATACCTCGCCATCGGCTTTCTTTGCCATGTCATCCAGCGTCTTGAACATGTGAT